GCTTGCACGTGGTGCGCACCCAGCTTGAGGCCCGCATCACGGCACTCGGATGGCGGATTTCCAAAAATCCTGCAGCCAAGAAAGTGGGGGAGGGGAGCCACCCAGACAAAGACCCCTTGCGGCCCATTGAAACAGTGGATGAACTGCTGGAGCGCTTCGCCATGGTGTACGGGCAGGGCGGGGCGGTATTTGACCACCAGGAGAACACGCTGGTGGCGCTGGGTGACATGCGTGACGCCTGCATGAGCCGCAACATCCACCGTGCCTGGATGGAACACCCTGAGCGCGAAATGGTGCGCGTCACCGAAGTCGGCTTTGACCCCGCTGAGACCGACAAGACCATCCGCTGCAACCTGTGGGCAGGCTGGCCGACCACCGCCCAGGCGGGCGCGTGCGAGACCATCCTGGACTTGGCGCGCTACATGTTTGCGGACCAGTTCGATTGGGTCATGAAGTGGCTGGCCTACCCCATTCAGCACCCGGGCGCCAAGATGAAAAGCGCTGTGGTGGTGCATGGCCCGCAGGGGGTGGGTAAGAACCTGATCTTTGAGCTGGTGATGCTGATCTACGGCGTCTATGGCCGGGCGGTCGATCAGAACGCCATCGAAGACAAATTCAACGACTACAGCAGCCGCAAGCTGTTCCTGATCTTTGACGAAGTGGTGGCCAGGTCTGACCTGTACCACATCAAAAACAAGCTCAAGGCCTTCATCACCAGTGACTACATTCGCATCAACCCAAAGAACATGGCCGCGTATGACGAACGCAACCACGTCAACGTGGTGTTCCTGTCCAATGAAGCCATGCCGGTGGTGCTGGAAGAGGATGACCGGCGCCATTGCGTGATCTGGACCCCGCCCAAACTCAGCCCCGAATTTTATAAATCGGTGCAGGCTGAGATCACGGCCGGGGGCGTGGCGGCCTTGCACCACTACCTGCTGCACCTGGACCTGGGCGACTTCGACAACCACACCCTGCCGCCCATGAGCGCCGCCAAGCGCGAGCTGATCGACCTGGGCCTGGACAGCCCCAGCCGCTTTGTGCTGGCCATGGAAGCGGGGGACATCACCGGCTTCCCCGGGCGCGATCGGCCCAAGCTGTTGACACCTGCACTCAGCCAGGACATGTTCGACCTTTATCAGACATGGTGCGGCAACGCGGGCTTAAAAGCGCTTAACTTGCCGCGATTTTCAAACGCGTTGATGCGAAAGCACGGCGCCGTCACCACCCGAAAGCGCTACGACCTGGGTGATGGCATCAACAAAGGCCCCAGCGCCGTCCTTGACCTGCCTGGTGGCAACGAGCCGCCTGTCGGGGTGAGTGAAACGGACTGGCTGGGTGAGTGCATCCAGGTCTTCCGCACCGCTCTCAAAGACTACAAGGGGGCGAAGTACACCTCATGATGATCGCTCATAGAACAAATCTGTGCGGTATCAAGGCCCTTGTGCGGTATCTGTGCGGTATCGCTGTGCGGTATCAAGTCGTTGATTTTAAAGGGATGTGCGGTATGTGCGGTATCCCGCCTTACATGGGTGGGCGGGCGCGTGTGCCTGCGTGCACACATGCGCACCCGCACAGGTGCAGGGATACCGCACATACCGCACATGCCGCACACGCCTTATGAATCAAGCACTTGCACGTCTTCGCATACCGCACACGATACCCCACATACCGCACAACTAAAAAAATGGATGCAAAAACCAACTCAACCCACATCCGGGTCATCCCCTGCACCCAAGACAACGCCCGCGCCATGCAGCAGGCCGTCAAGGTTTGGCCCGAGCTGCACGCCCTGGTGCAAGACCTGCAGGCGCAAGACCTCTTCCCAGGCCTGCGCGGCCTGCGTATCACGCTAACAGGCAGCGCAGCGTTTGTGGACAAGGGGTTGCATGCCATCCACGAAATTAACGCCCCAAAGAACGATTAAAGGAGCCGTCATGCAGATCAGCGTCAGCGTCACCGGTATCAAAGAACTTCAGGACGGACTAAAAAACTTTTCTGAACGCCGCTTGAATGCAGCCACAGCCACAGCCTTGACACGGACTGCAGTGCAAGTGCGCGACACCATTAAGACGGCCATGGCCACGTCGCTTGACCGCCCCACGCCGTACACGGTCAGACAGTTGAAATACGTCAAGGCGGATGCTAAAAAATTGGTTGCGGTGGTTGGGTTTGGTGTTGAGGCTGTCTCTGATTACAGGGGTAACGTCATCCGTTATCAGGATATGGGGTCCAACAGCACTCCTGCCGGGAAGTATTTGCATGACCAGATCCACGGCGGCCCGCGCCGAAACAAACGGTTTGAGAGCGCACTGCGCTCTGTCGGGGTATTGCCAAATGGCTGGTATGTAGTGCCTGGAGAAAAAGCCAAGATGGATGCTTATGGCAACCAGTCAGTTGGTGAAATCAAGCAGGTCATGACGTGGTTTGATGCAGCAGAGCGGGTTTCTGGCAGCACCCAGAACATGGGTCAAAAAGGCCGTGACAAGCGCCGCAAGGGCACCAGGAAAACCGCCGGGTGGGAGTTTTTTTTGGTGTCTGCAGGCGCCCGCCGGTCCTACGTTAGCGCCAATGGCAAAACCGGAACCCACAAAATGCAGCCCGGCATCTACCGCAGGACCATGTTTGCGCTTGGTACCCGCATCGAACCCATCATGATTTTCGTCAACCGCGCCAGTTACAAGCCTAGATTCAATTTTTATGGCATGTCAAAACGCGAAGGTGATCGAATCCTACCAGCAGAAATCAACCGCGCCGTGAACGAAAGCTTGGCCAGATTGAAGGGGGCTGCGGCATGACGCCCCCCGCCACCCTATCCGTCCCCGCCTTCGCAGAGCACATCGGCTGCAAGCGCAACTACGGCTATGAGCTCAAAAAAGACGGCCGTCTGGTCATGGCGCCAGACGGCAAGAGTGTGCTGGTGGCTGAAAGCATCGCCCGCATTGCTGCCACCCGCGACCCATCCAAGCAGGGCGTGGCAGAGCGCCATGCCCAAGCACGCGGCGCGGTCGTGGCTACCGGCCACCAGGTGGACGATGACGACCACGCAGATCCGGCAGACGCTACCGCCCTTCCGTCCACTCCCGGTGGCCTCTACAACTTTCAAGACAGCAAAGCCAAGCGCGAACACTACGCCGCCGAGCGCGAGCATGACGAATACCGCAAGGCCGCTGGCGAACTGTCCGAGCGCAAATCTGTCATGGCCGCCTTTGCCGACGCGGGCACCACTCTGCGCAGCAAACTTGAGGCCTGGCAGGCCACGCTGCCACCCCAGCTGGCCGGGCGTGACGAAGCCGCCATCCGCATCACCCTGGCCGATCAGACCGAACGCATCCTGCACGAACTGGTGGCCGTCTTCACCCGGTGGGCCGACCCCTCCAAAACCGACTGATGGACACCCCTGGCGCCTCACCCTACGCCAACCCGCACGTGTATGGGTTTCGCGCCTTGGCGCGAGCGCTGGCACCCCGCAAGCCGCTCACGGTCAGCCAGTGGGCCGACAAAAACCGCAAGCTCAGCAGCAAGGGCAGCAGCATCACGGGTGACTGGGTCACCGCCAACAACCCCCCGCTGCAGGAGCCCATGGACTGCCTGAGCCTGCGTAGCCCGGTGCGTGAAGTGGTGCTCATGTTCCCCATCCAGTTCGGCAAAAGCGAAGTGGCCGCCAACGCCCTGGGCTACTGCATGGACCACGACCCCGGCCCAGTCATGGTCTGCCTGCCTGGTGAGGTCAGCATGAACAAGTGGGTGGCGCAAAAGCTTAACCCCATGATTGATGACACAGACGCCGTCAAGCGCGCACTCACCAGTGTGGCCAGCCGCGACAGCTCCAACACTAAAACCTTCAAAGACTTTGCCGGTGGCCAGCTCTACATGGAACACGCGGGTAGCCCGAGCCGTCTCAAATCCACCACCGTACGCACCATGATCGTGGACGAAGTGGACGAATTTTCCAATAACCTCCACGGCGGCGATGACCCGCTTGAAATGCTCAAGGGCCGCACCAGTGCCTTCCCCAGTACCAGTAAAAGCCTTTACATCAGCACCCCGCAGATCAAGGGTTTGAGCCGCATCGAACAGCTGTGGAACAAGTCCGACCAGCGCCGCTATCACGTGCCGTGCCCCCACTGCGGCCACATGCAGCACCTGCAGTGGGCAGGCCTGCACTGGACCCCTGACGGAAAACGGGTCTGGTATGTATGCCAGGAATGCGGTGTCGATATTGAAGAACACCACAAGACGGCCATGATCGCCGCTGGCCAGTGGGCACCAGACAACCCCGGCGCCCGCATCCGTGGCTACCACATCAACTGCCTGTATTACCAGTTTGGCCTGGGCCCCCGCTGGACTGACCTGGTAGACACCTGGCGCGACGTGCAGGCCGAGCCAGGCCGCCTCAAAACCTTTGTCAATGACCGACTGGCCGAGCCCTGGGAAGACGCCGCCATGCGCGCCGTCAAGCACAACGCCATTGCCGATCGGGCTGAGGCCTACCCGCTGCGCACCGCCCCGCATGGCGTGCTGTGCATCACCGCTGGTATCGACACGCAAGACAACCGCCTGGCCGTGCAGCTGGTGGGCTGGGGCCGTGGCATGGTGTTCTGGGTACTGGACTACATCGAGCTGCCTGGCGATCCGGCGGACGATGCCGTGTGGGGCGCACTCACCCAGCTGCTCAACACCCCCATCCAGCACGCCAGCGGCGCGGTGTTGCGCGTGGAAGCCATGGCCAATGATGCCGGTGGCCACCGCACCGAAGATGTCAAGGCTTTTGTGCGCTCCCGCCGCGTGCGCCGCCCCATGGTGGTGTTTGGCGCCATCCCCAACAACGCCCCGGTGCTGTCCAAAGGTAAGCTGCAGGATGTGACGCATCGCGGCAAGACCGACAAACGCGGCGTCACCATCTACCACGTGGGCACTGTGGGCGTGAAGCACTGGCTCTACAGCCGCCTGAGCACTGATGCTGACAAGAGTGCAGACGTGCGCACTACCCATTTCAGCGACCAGTTACCTCCTGAATACTTTCCCGGCCTGGTCAGCGAAACCTACGATCCAGCCAAAAACCGCTTTATCAATCGCCGCGGTGCTCGCAACGAACCTCTTGACACCTGGGTTTACGGCTACGCTGCCGCTCACCACCCCGAGCTTCGCTTGCACCGCTACACCCGCGCTGACTGGGACAAGTTAGAAGCCCGCCTTATGCCCGCTGCACAAATACAAGAAAAACCAGACGCCAATCCATATATGGCCAGCGCAGCCAGCGCGAACGACCTGATTGACCTTGACAACCCTGAGCAGATTGCCAACCTCTACGCCTAACCCAAGCTAACCCATGCCAACAGACACCACCCCCATCGACATCATTGCTCTTGAAGCCCGCGCCACAGCGGCCAGCTTTGGCATCACCTGCCCGGATGATCTTGCCCAATCGCTGGTAGAGCGGCTTGTCAAGCGCATCGGCGGGCAAAAAATTTATATCCCCAGCGAGACCTCGGCCCAGGCCCGGCGTCGCAGCGCGCAGATCAGAACTCAATTTGCCGGCAACAACATTGCCGACTTGGCACGCGTCCATCGCCTCACACCCCGCCAGGTGCGCCGCATCATCAACCAAAGTCCCAACGCTGCGCGCCCTGCGCCAACATAAACCCCGTGCACACGTCTGCACCCCTCAAAAATAGTGACATGTTAGGTCATGACATGTCCGCGCTTTCTCGGCAAAGTCCATCCCCATGGGACTTTACAGCCGCGACACCACCGAACAACTCACCGCCAAACGGGCCGCTTTAAGCGACTCCCTGCAAAAGCGCCTGACGCAACCCACCTCGGTCAGCTACGCAGGCAGCGCCGCGCAATACACCCAGCGCACCGCTGAAATCCGTGAGGAAATCAGCCGCATTGACACCGAGCTAGACCGCCGCGAAGGCTTGCCATCGCAGCGCCGCCCGTTCTACGTCATCTGACCAGGCATAAAAAAGCATGGCCATCCGCACCCAAAAGCCCCGCAGCGTCGCCAGCGCCAAAGCCACCGTCGCCACCGCGCAAGCTGCCAGCACAGGCGCCACCCCGGCAGGTGCCCAAATGGCTGGCTACCACGCCGCATCTTTCAGCGAACCCAACCTGAGCGACTGGCTTCCTGGTGCCTACAGTGCCGACGCCGACCTGCTGCCCGACCTGGGCCTGCTCACAGCCCGATCGCGCGACTTGGGACGCAACAATGGCCTGATGGCCAGCGCCCAGCAAACCCTGCGCGACAACATCATTGGCAGCGTACTGCGCCTGTCTGCCAGCCCAGACTACCGCCTGCTTGACTGGACCCGTGAACAAGCCCGCGACTGGTCCAACGCCACCGAAGCCAAATTCCGCAGCTGGTCTGACACCACCGAATGTGACGCCGCAGAAACCCACACCCTGCTGGGCATGAGCCTGCAAGCCCTGGGCGGTGCGCTACTCAACGGCGACGCCATTGCACTCCCCCTGTGGCTACCCAAGCCCGGTAACCTGTGGTCCACCCGCCTCATGCTCATCGAAGCCGATCGCCTGAGCACCCCACTGCACCTGGCACACCGCAGCGATATCCGTGGCGGCATCGAATTCAACGCCTACGGCGCACCCGTGGCGTACCACATCCTCAAACAGCACCCGGGCGACATCTACGCCTTTGGCAGCACAGCAGGCCTGATGCAATGGGAGCGCATTCCCGCCCGCAACGAGCTGGGCCGCTTGCGCGTCATCCACCTGCACGACAAAGAGCGCACCGGCCAAAGCCGTGGCAAACCCATTGTTAGCGCCGTCATGCGTGAAATCCGCATGGCTGGCGACTACGCCCACAACGAGCTGCAAGCCAGCGTCACCAACAGCCTGGTCGCCGCCTTTCTGGAAACCGACCTCGACAGCGACAGCGCCGCAGCCCTCTTTGGGCAAGACCCCCGCCAAGCCTGGGCCCGCAATAGCCTGGAAGCCAAAACCGCGGGCCTGCTTACCAAAAAACTCAAAAGCGGCGCCATTACCAACTTGCCGCCCGGCACCCGCATCAACACTGTGGCGCCTGGCCGCCCCAACCCCGCTTTTGAAGCCTTCATGCTCGCCACCCTGCGCCACATCGCCGCAGGCATGAACCTGCCTTATGAGCTGCTGCTCAAAGACTTCAGCAAAACCAGCTACTCCAGCGCCCGCGCCTCCATGCTCGAGGCCTGGCGCTACTTCAATGGCCGTCGCCGCTGGCTGATAGACACCTGGCTCAAGCCCGTCTACGAACTCTGGCTTGAAGAAGCCGTCGGCACCGGCCACGTGCAAGCCCCCAACTACTACCAAAACCGCTACGCCTACCAACGCGCCCGCTTCATTTTTGGCGGTCGCGGCTGGGTTGATCCCGTCAAAGAAGCCCAGGCCGCCCAAATCCGCGTCATGGCAGGCTTGAGCACCATGGAAAAAGAATGTGCCGAGCAGGGCGAAGACTACGAAGAGCTGCTTGACCAACAAGCCATTGAACAAGCCATGCGCCGCGAGCGCGGCCTGCCCCCACTGGGTGCTGTGCTGCAAATCCAACAGCAACAACAGCAGCCAGACGACGGCAAATCCGACAAAACCGGCCCCGAGGCTGATGACGACTTTGAAGAACCCGCCAGCGCCGCACCACCACCCAATCAAAAAACATGAGCTTCCTATCCGCCCACCCCCACCTGGCCGCGCGCATCTTCAATGTGCCGCTCCTGGTGCACCCGCAAAAGCTTGACGCCATCATTGCAGGCCTGGGCCAGCGCCTGCTGGGTGCGCAGATCATCCAGGGGGCAGCTGACAGTGCCATCCTCCCGCCCGAGCTATTCACCACCCGCAAAGGCCCGCGCGCTGACCGTGGCTACCAGGTGATTGACGGCGTGGCCGTGCTCAACGTCAGCGGTGCCCTGGTGCACAAAACCCGCATGGAAGCCGACAGCAGCACCCTGCTGGGCTACAACTCCATTGCGGCAGATTTGCAAGACGCCATGGACAACCCCGACATCCATGCCATCCTGCAAATCTGGGACAGCCCCGGCGGCGAAGCCCAAGGCGCATTCCAATACGCCGACACCGCCTATGCCCTGCGCGGCAAGAAAACCTTTTACGCCATTGCCGACGGCATGGCCGCCAGCGCGGGCTACCTGGGGGCCAGCGCCGCAGACCAAGTGGTCATCACCAGCACCGGCTATGTTGGCTCCATTGGCGTCGTCATGCGCCATGTGGACATGAGTGCTGCCCTCATGAACGAAGGCGTACGCGTCAGCCACATCTTTGCCGGTACCAAAAAGATCGACGGCAACAGCTTTGAGCCCCTGAGCGCTGCTGTACGTGCCGACTTCCAGGCCGAGGTTGACAGCCTCTACACCAGCTTTATCGACACCGTAGCCCGTGCCCGTGCCACCGCCCCCAATCCTGCCGGTGCCGAAGCCCTGCGCTTCACCCAAGCCGCCACCTACCGGGGCCAAGCCGCCCTGGCCGCAGGCCTGGCAGACCGCATCAGCACTGCAGACACCCTCATTTCAGAATTGGCCGCGCTTCGTTCGCGGACATACGCAGTCGGGCAGACCGCCCGTGTTTCAGCAGCTCAAACCGGAGTATCCATGAGCCAACCCAGCGCCCCCGGCGGTCACCCGTCCGCCACCCCGCAACCTCAAGCCACCAGCACCCAAACGCCAGCGGCACAACCAACCCCCACCATGAAAACCTTTACTCAAGACGAAGTCGACGCCCTGGTAGCCACCGCCAGCGCCACCGCAGCCACCGCCGAGCGCACCCGCCTTGGCGCCATTCAATCGCACGCCAACGCCAGCGCCCAGCCCGGCCTGGTCAAACTCTGCATTGACACCGGTGTGACCGCCGAGCAGGCCAGCGCCATGCTCAGCGCCGCCGCCCCTGGCGCAAGCGCAGCCGCCCCCAACCCATTCCTGGCCGCCATGGCCGCCACGCCCAACCCGCAAGTCAGTGGCATTGAAGGCCCTGCAGACCCTGGCGCACTCGGCCCAGCCGCCCAAGCCAGCGCCCTGGCCGCCAGCATTTTGGCCTCATACCGCAGCCACGCTTAAAGACTGAGCCACCCCAAACCCACCTGAAAGACCCGCACCATGAACACCCGCGCATCCTTTGCCACTGAAGGCACCTACACCCCCGACGCACTGATCAACGGCAACTCTGACCTGCTGGTGGCCCGCAAAGTCACCATCATCAGCGGCCAAAACCTCGTGCGCGGCAGCGTGCTGGGCAAGATCACCGCCAGCGGCAAATACAACCTCAGCCTCTCTGGCGCCGCCGACGGTAGCCAAACCCCTGACCTCATCCTGGCCGAACCCGCCGACGCCAGCGCGGGTGACGTCACCGCACTGGCCTATGCCCGGGGCGACTTCATCAGCAACGCACTCACCCTGGGTGCCAGCCACACCGTAGCCAGCATCACCGAAGGCCTGCGCGCCAAAGGCATCACCCTCGTGAGCGCCATCGCCTAAGCCCGCCCCAACATCACCTAACCAGAAAGCCACCCCACCATGGACATCTACTCTACCGCCGTCCTGAGCGCCGTCATTGCCGAGCTGCCCCAGCCTGCGCCATTCATCCTCAACAGCTTCTTTCGCAACATCCAGACCGAGACCAGCGAAGAAATCCACTTTGACGTCGACACGGGCCGGCGTCGTCTGAGCCCCTTCGTCGCCCCCATCGTGGCTGGCCAGTTGGTACTTGACAAAGGCTACACCACCAAGGTGTTCGCCCCGGCCTACATCAAAGACAAGCGTGTCTTTGACTCCAACCGCCCCTTCAAGCGCGTCATTGGCGAGCAAATCGGCGGCACCCAAAACCCTGCGCAGCGCCTGCAAGCCGCCTTGGCCAGCAACCTGGCTGACCAGATCGACATGCTCACCCGCCGCCAGGAAGTCATGGCCATTGAAACCCTGCGCACTGGTGCCATCACCATCGTGGGCGATCTGTACCCCACCGCCAGCCTCAACTTTGGCCGCGATGCAGCGCTCACCATTGCCCTGTCTGGCGCTGCAGCCTGGGGTCAGGCCGGGGTAGAGCCGCTTGACGACGTGCAAGCCTGGTCCATGCTGGTCACCGAAAAATCAGGCAGCGCCGCCAACACCCTGGTCATGGACGTTGAAGCCTGGAAACTCTTCAGTGCCAGCACCAAAGTGCAAAAGCTGCTCGACCGCTTTCGCGGTGCCGACCAGCTCAACGCCACCGTCACCGGCGAAGGTGCGCGCTATATGGGCAACATCGGTACCTTTGACATCTGGGTCTACGCTGGCTGGTATGAGCACCCCACCACAGGCGCACTCACTCCCTACCTGCCCACCAAAACCGTGCTGGTCATGGGGCCAGACCTGGAAGGCACCCGCGCCTACGGAGCCATTCGCGACGAGGCTGCAGGCTTCCAGGCCGTGCCCTACTTTGCCAAGAGCTGGCTTGAGCAAGACCCTGCCGTGCGCTACCTCATGCTGCAAAGCGCGCCGCTCACGGTACCTTACCGCGTGAACGCCAGCGCCTGCGCCACAGTGGGCTAAAGCCGCACCAACGTAGCCGCCAAACACCATGCCCGCCGCACCCCTGCCCATCTTTGCCCAAGCCCTGGCCGACATGCATGCCGCTCTGGTACCCATGCTGGCCAATGTGCTGGCCAGCATAGACGGCACCCCTGTGTCGGGCATGTTTGCCAACGCCTACGCCACCGCCGCTTTTGACCAGGTCAGTCTTGACGCCAGCCTGCCCAGCCTGACTGTGCTCACAGCTCATCTACCTGCAGCACCCGTGGGGCTGGAGGCCACCGTCAACGCGGTGGACTACATCATCCGCGCCGCAGAGCCAGACGGGCAGGGCACAACAGGCCTCACCCGGCTGCTGCTGGAGCAGATCAACGCCACGGAGCGTTTGTGATGGCCACCTCCATCCGCGAACAGATCCTGCAGGCCATTGGCACCGCGCTGACAGCCGTGGCATCCAGCCATGGCGGCATTTACCTGCGCAAGCCCCGCTCACCCTTGACGCGCGAGCAAACCCCTGCGCTTGTTTTGCTGCCCGAGCTTGATACCGTTACCAGCCAAGCCAACGACCGCACCGAACGCCAGATCACCCTGCGCGTTGTGGCCGTGGCCCGTCAAGCTGGCACCAGTGGGCCCGAGCCGGAAACCATAGCAGACGCCATGCTGGCCAGCGCCCACAGTGCGCTCTACAGCCACAAACCCCTGCAAAGCCTCATCGTCAAACTGCAAGCTGCTGACACCGACTGGGCCGACGAAACCTTTGAGGTCAGTGTGGCGTGGCAACCCGCCCGCTACACCATCACCTACCGCACCCAGCGCGCCGACATAGCCACCCAAGGCTAAAGCCATCCATCACCCGCACCCACCATCCGAAAGACCCCCATCATGAGCCAATATGCAAGCTTCCAAGGCCGCGTTTACCTAGCCAAGCGCGACGCCAGCGGCAACCCCATCAACGCGCGCACCCCCGGCAACGTGGCCTCTTTGAACCTCGACCTCAAAACCGAAGTGCTGGAGCACTACGAAAGCACTAGCGGACAGCGCGGGCTCGACATGCGCATGGTCAAGCAAAAAAACGCCAGCGTCAGCATGACCATTGAAGAGTTCACCAAAGAAAACCTGGCCCTGGCCCTGTACGGCAACTACACCCCCATCACCGGCGACATCGTCGCCGCCGAGACCCTTAGCACCGCGCTACCCACCCTGGGCGACCGCTACTTTCTGGCACATCAAAAGGTCAGCGCCCTGGTCATCAAGGACAGCGCCGCCACCCCAGTCGCCTTGGTCAAAGGCACCCACTACACCGAAGACACCGACTTTGGTGCCGTCACCTTCCTGGACGTGACTGGCTTCACCGCCCCCATCAAGGCCGCTTACACCTACGGTGCTGTGACCGACATTGGCATCTTTACCGCCCCGCTGCCTGAGCGCTTTTTGCGCCTGGAGGGCATCAACACTGCCGACAGCGACAAACCGGTCCTCATCGAGCTCTACCGCGTGGCCTTCAGCCCGCTCAAAAATTTGGGCCTCATCACAGATGACCTCAACAAATTTGAGTTAGAGGGCAGCCTGCTGGCTGACAGCACCAAGCCGTATGACGCCACCCTGGGCCAATACGGCCGCATCACCTTGATCGGCTAAACCCGCCACCACCAGCGCGCACACCATGATGCAACCCACCCCCACCAGCCCAGACAGCGCCGCCCTGGCCGCGCTGCCCCCACTGCCCACTGCCGTCTGGCTACCCGGCATGGGCTGCCACATCGACGTCAGCCCCCTGCGCCTGGGGGAGCTGCCCGCCTTTACAGCCGCCATTGCCCCCATGGGCCGGGCGCTGCAGCTCACCATGGCGCAAGCTGTGCCAGACTGGCTGGGCCTGGTGGCTCTGCACGGGCAACACTGCATCAGCGCGCTGGCCATAGCCACCCGCCAGCCACAAGACACCTTAGCCAAGCTTGACCTGGCCGACGCCGTCACCCTGATTGAGGCCGCCATCAGCGTCAACGCAGATTTTTTTACCCACCAGGTGCTACCCCGGCTAGAGCAGGCGCAAACACGCCTGAGCAGCTCCAGCAGCACCTGGCTCAAACCATCACCGGGCTCACCCGCGCCGGGCACCGTTACCCCGACATCCTAGGCTACACCCTGGCCCAGATCCGCATTTACAGTGCCGCCGCCCATGCCCTGGACCAACACCGCCAACTGCAAACCCTGATCCACCTGCGCCTGGCCCTGCACGCAGACACCAAGACCTTGCAAAAACACATCGACGCCACAGCCCCTTAACCCCACCACCCTTGCACCATGGCTGCCCAAAACAACGTCGAGATCATCATCAGCGCGGTTGACAAAACCAAAGCCGCGCTGACCTCAGCATCCCAAGGCATAGACCGCCTGCGCAAAGAAACCAGCACCGCTTTGGGCGACCTGGGTGCAGCGGTAGCCGTTACCGCCCTGGTAGCTTTTGGCCGCGCCGTGCTCGACAGCATGGATCGCCTGGACGAAATGGCGCAAAAAACCGGCATCGGTGCCGAATCGCTCAGCACTCTGGGCGCTGCTGCAGAGCATGAAGGCGTCAGCGTAGACGGCTTTGGCAAAGGACTGGCCAAACTGGCCCAAAACATGGTGGGCGCAGCCAGTGGCAGCGGGGCCAGTGCTGCAGCCTTTGCGCGCCTGGGCGTTAGTGTCAAAAATGCAGCCGGTCAAATGCGCCCCACCGAAGACGTGCTGCTTGACCTGGCCGAACAATTCAAAAGCATGCCAGACGGTGCGCAAAAAAGCGCCCTGGCCATGGAGCTGTTTGGCAAAGCCGGGGTAGACATGATCCCGTTCCTGAACCAAGGCCGCGACGGCATCGAAGCACTCAAGCAAAAATACCGCGAGCTTGGGGTGGAGATTGACGGCCCCACCGCCGCCGCCGCCGCCCAGTTCAACGACACCCTGCACACCGCTGGCCAGGCCCTCAAGGGCATTGCCACCCAGATCGTTGCGGCAGCCCTGCCTGCCATGCAAAGCCTGGCAGACGCCCTGCTGTCCATAGCCAGCAATGGCAAAACACTGATCCCGATCGTCACCGAGCTCGGCAAGATCATCCTGCTGGCTTTTGGCGCACGGGCCGTGCTGGCAGTGGCGTCATTTGCCACCAGCCTGGGCAAAATGGGCGCCCTGTGGCGCACCGCCACCCTGGCTGGTGCAGCCTATGCCGCCATCCGGTTTTTTGAATTTGGTGCCAGTGTCAAACAAGCCAATGAAGACACCGCCCGCCTGACCGACGCCGCCAAAAAAGGCGCTGCAGAAACCGCCCTGCTGGTGCGCGCTGCCAACGAGCTCAATGCCAACGGCGCCCTCAGTCTACAAACCCAGCTTGATCTGGCCGCCTTGTCTGCCCAAAAGGTGCGCGACAACCTGCCCGCCATAGCCACCACCCTGGGGCAAGTCGGGCAAACCGCCGTCGTGGTGGGCGAACAGATCCGCGCTGCGCTCTCGGATCAAGTCACCCGCGCGGCAGGCACCATCAAAAATCTCAGCGCCGCTTATAAACAAGTGGGCTCAGACATCTTGACTGAGCTCAAAGGCCGCACCAGCCAAATAGACGCCAGCTACCAAGCCCAGGTGCAAGCCGCGCAAAACGCCGCCCGCAGCGAGGCAGATGCCATTGCCCGCACCACCCAAGCCCTGTTGCAAGCCGAACAAAACAAACTGCAGGCCGTAAGGTCAGCCGCAGACCAAGCCAACAGCGCCTGGGAAAAAACCTACAACGCCGCCATGGACCTGGCCCGCGCCGCTGGCGAGGCCGAAATTCAAGCCGCCCGCGACGCAGGCACTGGCATCGAAGCCGCCGAAAAATCTGCCGCAGACCGCACTACAGCCGTCCACCGCGACATGGTGCAGCAAAAGGTGGCCAGCTATGACCAAATCGCCAGCGCCTACCGCAGCACGGTAGACAAGCTCATTGCTGAAGAGCAGCGCCACCTGCAGGCCGCCAGGTCAGCAGAAGAGGCCCTCTACAACCTCAAGCTCTCAGTAGAAGACCGCATACGCGCCCTGCAGCAAAAAGCCATGGATGCCGGTGCTGCCCTGGCAGACCGGCAAAAGCAGATCGACGAAAAGCAGGCCCAAGCCCGCGAAGCCCTGTCCAAAGGCGACTTTGAGCGCGCCCGCAAACTGGCCGAAGAAACCCTTGGCCTCATCGAGCGCAACGCCACCGAGGTAACCCGCACCGTAGAA